TTCATGAGTTTTTCTCTAGAATAGTTCCTTTTACGTTAGCACCCTCAAGGTCAGCACCAGTAAGATCAGCATCCTTAAGGTTAGCCCACCTAAGGTCAGCACACTTAAGATTAGCACCCTCAAGATCAGCACCCATAAGATTAGCACCTCTTAAGTCAGCATCCTGAAGATCAGCACACTTAAGATCAGCGCCCTTAAGGTTAGCACCCGTAAGGTTAGCATCCCAAAGATCAGCGCCCTTAAGGTTAGCAGTCCTAAGGTCAGCACCCGTAAGGTAAGCACCACTAAGGTTAACACCCTCAAGGTTAGCATCCTTAAGATTAGCACCCCTAAGGTCAGCACCCCTTAAGTCAGCACCCGTAAGGTCAGCACCTGGTTTGATTTCGAGTCCGTTGATGATCATGAGTTTTTCTCTAGAATAGTTCCTTTTACGTTAGCACCATAAAGGTTAGCCCACGCAAGGTCAGCCCCCTCAAGATTAGCATCCTCAAGGTTAGTCCACCTAAGGTTAGCACCCTCAAGAATAGCATCCTTAAGATTAGCCCGCTTAAGGTTAGCCCACCTAAGATCAGTACCCTCAAGGCAAGCACCTTTAAGGTCAGCGTCCCTAAGGTTAGCATCCTTAAGGTTAGCACCCGTAAGATCAGCACCTTTAAGGTAAGCGCCTGGTTTGATTTCGTAACCGTTGATGTTCATGAGTTTTTCTCTAGAATAGTTCCTTTTACGTTAGCACCCTCAAGAATAGCATCCTCAAGAATAGCACCATCAAGGTTAGCACCATAAAGAATAGCACCCTCAAGGTTAGCACCTTTAAGGTCAGCATCCTCAAGATTAGCACCATAAAGGTCAGCACTTTCAAGGTCAGCACCTTCAAGATTAGCACCATAAAGGTTAGCACCCTCAAGGTTAGCACCATAAAGGTTAGCACTCTCAAGGTTAGCACCTTTAAGGTCAGCACCTTTAAGGTAAGCATCCTCAAGATTAGCACTATAAAGGTCAGCACCTTTAAGGTCAGCATCCTCAAGATTAGCACCATAAAGGTTAGCCCACGCAAGGTTGGCACCCTCAAGGTTAGCACCATAAAGGTTAGCACCCTTAAGGTCAGCATCCTCAAGGTAAGCAAAACTTAAGTCAGCATCCTTAAGGTTAGCACCCCTAAGGTCAGCACCCTTAAGGTTAGCCCGCTTAAGGTCAGCACCCTTAAGTTTAGCACCCTCAAGATCAGCACCTTTAAGGTAAGCGCCTGGTTTGATTTCGTAACCGTTGATGATCATGAGTTGTTCTCTAGAATAGTTCCTGTTACGTCAGCACCAGTAAGGTTAGCACCCTCAAGGCAAGCATCCTCAAGGAAGGCACCCCTAAGATTAGCACTCGTAAGGTCAGCGTACCTAAGGTCAGCATCCTTAAGGTTAGCACCCTCAAGGCAAGCATCCTCAAGGAAGGCACCACTAAGGTAAGCACCAGTAAGGTCAGCGTCCTTAAGGTTAGCATCCTTAAGGTTAGCCCACCTAAGAACAGCACCCCTAAGGTCAGCGCCCTCAAGATTAGCACCCGTAAGGTTAGCCCACCTAAGATCAGCACCCTCAAGGTCAACATCCTTAAGGTTAGCATCCTTAAGGTTATCACCTGATTTAATTTCGTATTCGTTGATGTTCATTTGGTAATCCTGGTTTGCTATGTGCTTAGTATAAGGCATTTGAGTGCCCTGTGGGGGTTCAGTGGTCAGTTTAGGAATAGTTCTCGTTGATCCTTATCTTCTAAAATAGTTCCCCTAAGGTTAGCACCATCAAGGTTAGCACCATAAAGATCAGCACCTTCAAGGTCAGCGTACCTAAGGTCAGCATCCTTAAGGTTAGCACCCGTAAGGTCAGCACACTTAAGATTAGCACCATAAAGATCAGCACCTTCAAGGTCAGCACACTTAAGATTAGCACCCGTAAGGTCAGTACACTTAAGATCAGTATCCCCAAGGTCAGCATCCTCAAGGTCAGCGTCCCTAAGGTCAGCACCAGTGAGGTTAGCACCGAAAAGATCAGCCTCCCTAAGGTTAGCACCTTCAAGGTCAGCATCCTTAAGGTTAGCAACCTCAAGGTCAGCACCATCAAGGTTAGCGCCCCTAAGGTTAGCACCCTCAAGGTTAGCACCATAAAAGACAGCATCCTTAAGGTTAGCACCAGTAAGGTCAGCATCCTTAAGGTTAGCACCATCAAGGTTAGCACCATAAAGGACAGCATCCTTAAGGTTAGCGCCCCTAAGGTTAGCGCCCCTAAGGTTAGCATCCTCAAGGTCAGCACCAGTAAGGTCAGCACCCTTAAGGTTAGCACCTGATTTAATTTTGAGTCCGTTGATGATCATGTTGTGTTTGTTTTGTATGAGAGTATTATATAATAAAAAACCACCCCGTAAGGAGGTGGTGGACAGTTTGAGAATTGGTTTGTATATTTAGGGGAACCATGGATCCTCTAGTGGACCCATACGAGTCAATGTGATCTCATTCTTGCCGAGTTTGATTTCAAGATGATCACCAGGATATAACTCCATCATAGCCGTATATGCCGTACCGATCAGCAGATTGCCGTTGCCCTGAACTGTTGCTATGTAAGAAAGCTTGCGGTGGGGTCCTAAATCTATACCTCTAGAATCTAGAATTGCAGTATAAAAATCAGTAACAAGTGCTATGGGTTCACCGCCCACCACTCGATAGTAACCACAAGCAATAGCAATCTCAGTTTTACTTAAATGCCCAAGCTCTTTGACTTTAGCAGCCAGTTCTAATCCAATAAGAGGTTTCTTTTTGAAAAAATTAAACATTCTTTTGTGTTGTATGAGGTCATTATACAATAAAAAACCACCCCCGTCAAGCAGAGGTGGACGGTTTGGGGATTGGTTAATATTGAATAAAAAAGAGACCTAAAGGTCTCTTTCTTGTTATTCAGTTTTTCTAACTAACTCAACCGACAGATGGTGCAACTAGGGCCACAGGTGTGGAGCTAGTTGACGCAAGATCGAGCGGGAAGTTGTGAGCGTTACGTTCGTGCATGACTTCCATTCCGAGACCTGCTCGGTTGAGGATGTCTGCCCAGGTGTTAACGACGTGTCCATCGGAGGACTGGATTGATTGGTTGAAGTTGAATCCATTGAGGTTAAATGCCATGGTGCTTACGCCCAATGCAGTGAACCAGATTCCTACAACCGGCCATGCGGCAAGGAAGAAGTGCAGTGAACGTGAGTTGTTGAATGAAGCGTATTGGAAGATCAAACGACCGAAGTAACCATGAGCGGCTACGATGTTGTATGTCTCTTCTTCTTGTCCGAACTTGTAACCGTAGTTCTGAGATTCCGTTTCAGTTGTCTCACGAACCAGCGAGGACGTAACAAGCGAACCGTGCATAGCACTGAATAGTGAACCACCGAACACGCCAGCAACGCCGAGCATGTGGAACGGGTGCATGAGAATGTTATGTTCTGCTTGGAAGACAAGCATGTAGTTGAAGGTTCCCGAAATACCCAAAGGCATGGCGTCAGAGAACGAACCCTGACCGAAAGGATAGACCAGGAATACTGCCGATGCTGCTGCTACTGGAGCAGAGTATGCTACACAGATCCAGGGTCTCATGCCCAAGCGGTATGAGAGTTCCCACTCACGTCCCATGTAGGCGTAGATGCCGATCAGGAAGTGGAAAACAACCAGTTGGAAAGGACCGCCGTTGTAGAGCCACTCGTCGAGTGAGGCAGCTTCCCAGATTGGGTAGAAGTGCAAGCCGATGGCGTTGCTGGAAGGAACAACAGCACCAGAAATGATGTTGTTGCCATACATCAGAGAACCTGCAACAGGCTCACGGATGCCGTCAATATCGACGGGAGGTGCTGCGACGAATGCAACGATGAAGCAGACAGTTGCTGCTAACAGTGTTGGGATCATCAATACACCGAACCAACCAACATATAAACGATTGTTAGTTGATGTCACCCACTCACAGAAATCATTCCACGGAGAGGTTTGTTGTCTTGAAAGAGTTGTAGTCATTGTTTTGAACAGGGTTAGATAAAAGTGCAGGGAAACACTGGTAAAATATTCCTGTCTCACCCTCAGAGGCAGGTATTAAAGACGTTTTTATACACCCTATAGGTCTCGGTTTGAGGGGTGTTTACAATAGGTTAGAAATCGTTACGTTTCTTAACCCGTTGATGTATTTATCATACAACGGTTTTCCCTGCTTGTCAACCCACCTTTTTGGTTTACCAAGATGCCTGGTGCCAAAGAATCCTCTCCCATGTATCAGTCGCTACACACACATATAGGTACGTCGAATCTTTTGCCACTTGTCCAATAGTTCCTGTATCAGCAGATGAGGTAGGAACTGCAGAGAAGGTAACAGTATCGGAACCCTTTCCTACAGGAATAATACTTGCACCTTCTCTAAGATAGATAATCTTATCTGCGCTGTTGACTGCTATTTCACCATCTGCAAGATTACTCACCGTTGGTACAGATGAAGATACGGAAGATCGTTTTGGTTTAAAAATATTTGCCATTGTTAATAATAATATATTTTCAGTTATAATCTATTACCGTTTCCTGTTTTATTTCCTGCTTTGCTTTTTTAGCAGTTTGCTTTTGATTGCATAATTTTTGATTCTCTACTTCTAAATTTTTAATAGATTGCTCTAGTTTATTAATATAAGCCGTAGAGGCATGTAGTTTTGCCTCTACGGTAATCAGTTGATTTAAAAAATCAGTAGTTCTCGCCTGATATGCTTTAATGATATCAGTGTACTCAACTTCAAAGTTCATCAGCTATAAGTTCCTCCATCAAAAATAAGATTCACTGCTTCTTTATTGCTATTTATTACCTCATCTCCAGCGGTAATACCTCCAATGTATAGACTATTAGATGCTAATGGTGCGTATGCTGTGACAGAAATCTGAGGATCAGCAGTTCCAGTATCTGCAGACTCAGAGATTTCTGAAGCAGCAACCATGAACTGATTATTTAACCAGATTAATGCAGACTTCTTAGCAGTAGTTGCATGATAGTTAAATGCAACACCAGTATCCCAAGTTGTTGCTGAAGAAGGAGCTGCACCATCAACAAGACCAAGTTCTAGTAGTCTATCTTCGACTTTAACAGTCTCTGTTGAGAAAGTTACCGCAGTTCCAACAACTTGTAGATCACCAGTAACCGTTAGAGTACCAGCAACAGTAACGTCATCGGGAAGACCAACAGTTACGGTTCCATTTGATCTGGATACATTTACTTCATTAGCAGTTCCATTGATTGCAAGTACAGCACCGCTTGCGCTATCAGCAAGAGTTACGTTACCAGAAGTTACAGAGAAGTCACCAGAATCAAATGACGCAATACCTTTATTTGCATCAGTAGCATCTTCGCCAGTAACAGTTACGGTAGTACCAGTATGTGTAACATCCATACCCTCACCACCAAGGATGCTAAGTCCATGGGAAGAAGGAGTAAGAGCACCACTATCTGTGGTTACGGTCTTAACAACTGTATCTACAAGTGTTACTGCACCAGAAGTTACACCAAAGTCACCAGAATCAAAGGATGCAATACCTTTGTTTGCATCAGTAGCGTCTTCACCAGCAACAGTAATAGTTGTTCCAGTGTGGGTAACATCCATGCCCTCACCACCCAGAACACTGAATCCATGTGTAGAGGGAGTCAGAGCACCGCTGTCAGTGGTTACAGTTTTAACAACTGTATCTGCAAGAGATACATCACCTGATGATACACTGAAATCAGTAGTGTCGGAGAAAGATGCAATACCCTTATTTGCACTGGTAGCATCTTCACCAGCAATAGTAATTGTGTCATTAGTTACTGTGGTGTCAATACCTTCACCGCCAGTGAAAGTTAATGTATCTGTCAGAAGAGAAACTGAATCGTCAGTTCCACTATCTGCACCCACAGTCAAAGATGCAACAGCATCAATGAATGAAAGATTACCAGATCCGTCTGTTGCTAGAACCTGAGATGCAGATCCATCAACACCAGGAAGAATAAGAGTAAGATCTCCGCTAAGAGCTGCAGGAGCGATGATTCGTACTTTATTTGTTCCATTATCAGAATCTTCATAGAGATCAACGGCACCAGCACTTGCTGAAGTTGCTCTATTAAGAATCTGAAGACTTGCTAAGAAAGTTTCAGCATTAGCAATAGAAGTTCCAGCACCAGTTCCATTTGCATCACTATCTCCAACATATAGTGATTTATCTGTCAAGTCTAATACAGGTTCACCCTCATAAAAAATACTTCCAGGAGCTCCTGTACCTCTTTTGAGTTGTAATCTATTTGCCATCGATAAAAATCCTTTTTAATAATGTCTAATATATATATATCTAGTTATAATGTCCATAATCATCCATATTTGGATCTGGATTAGCATCTGTGTTGATACCAAAACTAGATGGGGAGACAAATATAAATTTTTCTTGTGCCGCATTGTACACTATTATATCACCATCGTCTAATGTCGATTGATCAACATCAAATAGACCAGTTAATGTTCCACTAAAATCACCAGATTCTCCAACAATAGTGCTAAACTCAAACTTACGAATAGTATGATTATATTTCAAATATTTACCATCATATTCTTCTGGATTAGATGAAATACCAACAATATCATCCAAATATTTTAGTTGCGTTTCACCGCCACCACCTATTGTAGATATTTGTTGTTGAATCCTATTGATAAAAGTTCTGTAATGATCTTGCAGTTGCTTGAATGTTACAAACTCTTGGTTTAATGGAGTTAATGGATCACTATTGTTTGTTTCAGGAGGTTCAGCAAGTTCCTCTTTTAGTGCTTCTTCTTGAGACTTATTAAAGTACTCAAAGATTTCTTCTAAGTTTTTAATCTTTTGATTTAATATTTGATTGTTTTTTTGATAATCCTCTTGAAGTTTTTCAATCTGTTTTCCATCAGTTATTTTAATCAAAGAAACTTTTTTGAATAAATCATTAACATCAGATTGCAATGTCCTGATTTCATCATCATAATATTTTACTTCAGGAATAATCTGAGGTTTTGGAATGGACTCTTTGATTTCTTTTAGTTTGAGATCTAAAGATTTTATTTCATCGTCATAGTATTTGGGTTCAGGTAAATCTGAAACAGAAGATTTAAGATGACTAATCTTTTCTAGCAATGACTTAATGTCGGAATCATAGTACTTTACTTCAGGTAAAGTGTCAATGTTTTTCTTTAGAGTTTCTATCTGATTTTCAATAAGTTCAATCTCACTATCATAGTATCTTACCTCAGGCACTACAGGAATAGATTTTTTAACAGAATCAACTTTATCTTCAAGATAAGTTATGTCATCATCATAGTACCTTACTTCAGGTACTATAGGAATAGATTTATTAACTTCTTCAATCTTCTCTTCAATCTTAGTTAGTTGATAATCATAATACTTCACTTCAGGTAGATTTTCTACTTGACCCCTAACACTCTCTATACTATTTAATATCTCATCAATCTGATCATCATAATATTTTACTTCTGGAACTTCTGGAATAGATTTTTTTACTTCTATAATAACATTTCTAAGTTCATTTAAATCATTATCATATCTAATAGGTTCTGGAACTTCTGGGATTTCATTTCTAATATTTTCAATAGTCTCTTTTAAATCACAAATATTTCTATAAATGTAAGTTGCATCAAACTTTTCTTCTTCGTCAATTTCTTTCTTAAAGTTATCAATAGATCTTTTTAAGAACTTTATTTCCTTACCGTATTTTTTATCAGAATCAATACATTCTTTTAGGTAATCTACATCGCTGAGAAGAAGATTAAACTTCTCCTCAAAATCTTCTTCCTGTATCTCTTCTACAACTACATCCTTTCGTATAGGTTCTTCAACTATATCCTGGTCACCAAATAATATTCTTGGACTCAATACTCTCCTAGATATCTCTTTATTTTTAAGAGATTCTTCTTCCATTATTTTTTGGCTGTTCAATCTATCTAAAAGATCCTGCCTCTTTTGTTCAAATAATTCTTTAGGTGACTTTATTTTTTTAGACATCAATATTGATCTCAGATTTTAATATCATTATATTTTTTG